TATTTCAACATCATCCATGCTACCTTGCGAGGGATATAACCTTCAGATTGTTTTGCTAATGCATATACTACAAGTTGTCTTCCTGCATGATGAAGCTTTTCGCCTTTAAATTCGCTACTCGTTTTCCAGTCAAATACATCTGCGTATTCACCGTCATAGAAAGTTGCGTCACTGAATCCATATATCCACAATCCCGGCTCAACTTCAAATAGAATTTCTTCCTCTGTTTTTAACTCCATATCCATTTTTTTATATGTCTCAGCAAAATGTTTAATATCGGCAATCCATGAATCTGCAATCTTCTGGTTAGGAAAATCAAAGCCCAAAATATCTGCTTCCATCAACCCATCTTCTATGACCGACTTCAAACATGATTCATCTTTTTCTCCATTATAAATTGACTCAAGGGCATCATGTAATTTATTCCCCATCATAGAATAAATGTTTGGTCGCCCTCTATCTTTTGGTTCTTGCACATAAGTTTTATAATATGAATACTGGCAAGTATCAAATGCATTGAGCCTACTGATTGAGTATAATGGGATTTTCTTATCCCGTAATTCTTTAACCTTTTCTTTAATTTTCATACCTTCTCCTTATAACCAAACTATGTGGTTGTTGTATAATTCTTTAAACGCCATTTTGCCTAAATCTGTTGGAGCCATTTTGCTTCCACTTTTTAGAATTTCATTATATCTATCAAATATATATCCTACTTGATATTGTTGAAATACATTTTGAGCTTGTAATTTTTCTGCCTCTGAACGAATTTTATCTTCAGTTAAACCTTCGTCAAACATGAGAATATATTTTTCAGCGTTTAATGATTTTAAATATCTTTGATGATATGAACTAATATTGCTACCACCAACAGATGCTCCAGTTTTATAACCCATACTATCAAGTTGTTGTGGAAGTTTTTCACTCTCGCCTATCATACAAATTTTCTTATTTTGTATATCAGAATAATTTAAACTATATCCATATATTGCTTTGCTTTTTGCAAATGGAATTATGGGCAACCATTTACTGATATCTGCATCAGGAAACTGTGTATTTATTCTGCCCATGACTCCGACAATTTCTTCATTATGATTATACCAAGGCACACTCACTCTCATTGTGGTGGAATCATATCCTACATTGTATTTAATTTGTGTATCAATTGATATACCATCTCTCAAGAATAACATATTCGGAGACATTTTAAAATCATTCATAATTTCATCTGGATAAGTTTGTAAATCAATATCTTTAATTGAATTCTTAGATTGTATCTTTTTATAATATGCCCCGAATGGAAGATATCTTTCTATGGGAACAAGAGCATCATCAGACAATCCTAACGTTGAGTACATATATTTTAATACATTTCTGAATGATGTGTTTAATTTATTTTGAATCAGTGAAATTATATCGCCAGATAATCCGGTAGAAAAACATGTGAATGGAATATTTTCTGAGCCATATTTTATAACTACACTTGTTGGATTTCTGTCATAGTCTCGACTGCATCTAATTTCTTGTCGTGATGAATTCCTTTTTATATTACAGAAATCAACAGAATGTAGTAATTGCTCTATTTTATCCGGTTCATCTTTTAAATATTCCTTTAGAGCAATTACATCCATTAGTCACCTCTATTTGCTAAAAGCCCTATCATGATAAGGATTGCAAAATCCAATTTCAGTCCATTTATTCCACTGACCATCAAACTTGAATACCAAGGCTTGATTCGCCTCATCATTGCGAGTCTTTGTGTGAAAGAAAAGTTTATACTTCTTATTGCGGTCAAGTTCCACTATTTCACGAACATTTGTATATTTGCCATGTTCATCTCTTTTTAGATTATGTGGTTTGATATCATATTTATCACCATCAAATTCATCTTCCCATACATCCCTGAACATGATAATTTCAGAAAATACTTCTGCAATTTGTTTACCATTAGCAAGACATTGTAAATCAAGAAATCTCTTATTCATCATATGCAATGCTAATTGTAGTGTGACAATGCAAGCAACATTTTCCTTTGATACGGCTTGAAATAACTTCTTTGAATCAGATAGCAAACTTTCCCATGCCGATTTATTATTATCTTCTGCGAGTTTCATTGTATCATAGATTACCAAGTCAAGTCCAAGTTTACTTTGTTTTTTTATAACCTTTGTGGTCTTTTCAATATTATAATCAAATGTCTTGACAAACTTCAACTTCGGCTTATACTCTCTATTGATAATTTCTTGTGCTTCTTTGATTTTAACTATATCCTCATCCGTGAATGTGCCAGTTTTTAGTTTCTTGCGTGTGAGATTATAATAATCCAACCGTCTTACTAATACATGAATGAGCAGAAGCAGTTTATAAACCTTATTCTGTTGCTCGTTGGATATAATCATGACATTGCCACCAGATTCTACTATGGGAATAGCATACACATCCATTATAACAGACGATTTACCTCCATTGGTATAAGAACATACAGCAGTAATATCTGCACGAGGAACGCCCAATGTGAGCCTATTCAAACGTGGAGCATATTTACCATATCCAATACCCATCTCTTCACCACGTTTACATGATTCCAGAAATTCATCATCAATTCCTAAATCTTCAATTTCAACGTCCATTGTTTTAGCAATGATAGAGTCATTCAGAATGTATTCATAATAATCAAATACTTCCTGTGTGGTCATTTTGTTGAATTTATCCATATTACTGATAACATTAAATCCCTTATCATGCAATGTTAGTAGAAAATTGTTCTTAGATAAATTATCATAATATGCATCTGCATTAGTGGCATCAACAATTGAAATCATTTCATTAATTGAATTCCAACCACCTCTGCGTTCATAACCATTTTTTAATACCGGATTAGAAACCGTAAAAGCCGCAATACTTGCATCATCAAATGAGCGATACCCATTCTTAAATAATTCCATCCCCAATGAATAGTAAAATATTCCATCTTCTGTGAGGAATGTTTTATTTGCCACTACATCTGTATAATCTCCATATTTTTCTGGGTCTGAGAATAGACATGCTATAAAATTACCTTCCATGATATTCCTATTTGATACAAGTTCACTTGGATATAAATCTAATGTTTTCATTAATCCTCCAGAAAAATTGATATATCTTTGCGTTGATTTGTTGCTGTAGATTTTATATTTGCATTGATTATGTCTAATTCCACATAATTCCCATCGGTTGATTTGGGTTCAATTATTTTCACAGTTGATATGTTATTTTTGATTATGGCTATTATATAGGAAGTTTTTTGAAATATATTATTAAACTCTTTTGTGTTAGCATAATCAAAACTTGCTTTATTTTGGCGTATACATTCATATATTAAATTTTCTGGATACTCTAAGGATTTTAGTTTTGAAATAAACATAGGTGGGACAATCCCATTATCAAATATCATCTCAGAAACTAAATTGATTAAGTGGCTTTTAGATTCCTTATCCTTTTTCCATTCATTATACACGGACTCATCTTTAAAATACTTACTTAGTTTTCCAACTTGCCCTTTAAAGAAGATATCATTTGTACCAGATTCACCCGTTATATAACACTTAACTTTTCGTGCCATTATTACACCCCTTTGTTAAAAAGAAAAGGGGCAATTAAGCCCCTATCACTATTCTTTTAGAACTGCTACGATTGCTGACAATCCCTCTGTGCTTAGTTCTGTTGCATTTTTGAAGTTTTTAATTCCGTGTTTAGCCATGATTGCTTTAATTCGTTCCTTTGCATCTTCTTCAGCGTTTGGAAACTTTTGTTGAATAAATGTAACCATTTCTTCATTTTTTCCATCTTCTGATTCTGCTACGGTTTCTGCAATAGAAGCTTCTTTCGCAAGTTCGGCTTTTTCTTTTGCATCTTGCGCTTTCTTTTTATCAAACTCTTTGTCAGAAAAATCTTTGCCCAGTGAATTTTTAATACCTTCTTCAACCGCTTTGAAATAATTCATTGCTCCGTATTCAACACGATTTGGGATATTATCAAAACGTGAACCTGCATCAATAAATCCATCTGAACGGAAATACATATAACGTTCTGTATCTTTAAGCATACTTTCTTCAATAACTTTTTCAGTTACGATATTACACACAACGTCTGCTTTATAAGCAAATACGTTATAGTAATCAGCAGAAAGGTTAGATGTGATAATGCTATACGGGTCGCCATCAGTCTTTTGTTTAATCTCACGGAACTTGTTATGACCAATCATAAAGAGTCCAGATTTTACACGTTTAAGTCGAGTAAGTTGTTCAGTAAGGAGCATAGATAGACGCTCTCGCCCTTTACCATATCCTCCAAAAGCCTCGTTAATTGACTTGCAATCCGTTTGTTTTTCAACTTTATGCATTCTGATAACTTCTTTGATTGCCATATTCACAAGTTCATCAATAGTATCAATGGCAATCATTTTAAATTCATTGTCATCAGGATTTTTAACAAGCTCATCAACAATCGCTACAAACTCTTTCCATGTCATAGGATTTTCATAAACCAAACCATCAATTGCATGGAATCCATCTTCATCTCCCAATGAAATCAGCAGAAGTTTGTCAATGTCTCCATAAACGTCTTTTGCAAGATTTGCCATTAGAGTTGATTTACCAATTTTCCGTTCTCCAATAATAAGATGACAATAATTCTCAAGATTCACCTTAACAGTATTCTTTTTTCCCAGTGCCATTGTTTACCTCCATAGGTTTAAGTGAGTGTCTATTAAAACAAATCCTCATCATCGTCATCCATTTCAAACAATTGAACTCCAGTTTCTTCTTTCACTTGTGTTACAGTTTTAGTTTCAGATGTTGTATAAATTTGTGCTCTGAATTCTTCTTCTGACAATCCGCTATCAACTGCTCCATCTGTGAATGCTCCCTCAATCAGTGGTTTAGAGAGTCGGAATTCAATTTTATTACCACCTACAGGTTTTGTTTTGGGTTTAAAATCTTCAATCTTAGAAATTCCCAATTCAACTTGTTCTCGTTGACTATCTGTAAGCATATCTTCAGTAAATTCCACTTCTTCTGCACCACGGAATGCATTGATTTCCCATGGAATATGGCAGAATGAATCTCCAGAAATCTTGAAGATGTTTTTAAGATAATTCAATCGTTTCACATGGTCGGGATTATTAACATCTACTTTGGATGCATTGATTACAAAATTCATTGGCATAAACTTACTGCCAGTATCTTTGTCAATGTATTGTGAAACATACCCTGCAACATCAATAAGCTTGTCTTCTTCAAATCTATCTTCTGTCATAGAATCTGCGTTGAAGAATACATCTACCGTACATTGGAATCGTGGTTTTTCGTCTTCATTCGCAAGTTTGATAAACTTAGGATTGAATTTCTGATAAGTTTTTCCTCCACCTGATTCAACTTTAAAATCACCGCCAATATAAATCTTCTTGCCTGCGTGCTTTGGAAATTCTTCTTTGAGATACTGAACCATATCATATTCATGTAGAAAAACTTTTTCTTCGCCAAGATTAACTTTTAGAAGCTTAAAATCTGCAACCATGTTAATGATTTTTTGGTCATTGCGGTCTTTCCAAGGAATCTCAAGTTTGGAACCTTTTTTGTCTCCTTCATTTTTACTGAATGAAGAAATCTTGCCTTTGCTATCCACTGTTGAACAACTGAAAATTTCTGCAAATTGACCATTAGATTTGTCAACATTCATGCCAAACTTCATTTTTGTAAGATTCCATTTTCCGTCTTTACTTTTTGATTCTTCAAAGAATTTCATTTTGCTTTCCGCTTTAGGAATAAAAATCTCTCCCACAAAATTAAACTTGTTGTTAAATGCCATAACTTTTAAATCTCCTCTTCATCTCTTCATATTTTATAATACATTACTGCCAACTAAACCCTTACCAAATCCCAACTTCCCAATCATACCACAATCCCAATCCTATTGTCAATCAATCCACAAAAGAATATTATTCCTATTCTTCATCCTCAATCTCAACCAATTCAGCAATTGAAACCAATTCAAATACTCTCGTTTCCAACTCACCACTCAATTGAATGCCCAGTTTCTTTTTAGCACTTGAAGCAAGAATCCCTTCTACTACGATTCCTTGGACTGTTGTTCCACGAATTTGACTACCCTCTTCAATAAACTTTCCATCGACCATAAATCCTTTTGCAAATGTTAGCATTTGTAAATCCTCCATTTTCTCATTTTATATTTTGTATTACATTGAAACCTTTTCAATATCTTTCGTAGCTTTCATAGCTTTCTCATTCAACTCATTAACAGCTTTAGCCAATTCACCAACCGTAATTCCATTCGCTTCAATCTGAAAATTATTAATCGTACTATTAAACCCTGTAGATTTTAATACTCGTGGTTCAACTGAGCAATCAATATTAACACACGGAACGAATGTTAGTGCTTCAGCAACTGCATAACTACCGTCTGGGTTGCGTTGTTGGGTCGTAACTTGAACAAGACAATCATTTCCTACGTTACACACTTTACTCGATTTCATCCAGCCTTGACTCTGTGAGGATGCTTTACATAGAAGTTTAAAAGTATCGCCATCACCATACACAACCAAATCTGAAATATTTGCTTTAGCACCTTTAACTTCGGTAATTCCCAAATCTTTATCTGTCATATTATTCTCCAATCTTTTCAATTGTACAAGTCATAGGTGAAAAATTCAAATAATCATTTACCAAGCCTTCTGTAAAAGTGTGTCCAAGCAATGTCCTATGAACAGCAAGTAATACTTCATCCAATCTATTATTTGGAATACTTGTAGTTGTTTCAGTTTGAAAATATGATTCTTCGTTTCCATCCATGAAATCTTCAAGTTTGATTGTAACTTTAATCATTTAGTTTAATCTCCTTATCTCACAAACTTCCTATAAGCCAACGTTCCCAATGTTCCAATCAAAGCAATAACTATCACAAATGAAAATATATTTGCCATTCCAGTTAGAAACGGATGTTCATTTACTGGTTGTTGAAATGGAGCAACTTGACCCGTTCCAGTATTCACAATTACAGGTTTCTGATTATGATTTCCAAACAGCATTTGATACATAAGCATATCCTGAAAGAATGAATTATGTTGAACATAATGAACTTCTTTGTGAATCACAGGTGATGTAGTTACAGGTTTTGCAATTGGTTTAGCTACTGTTTTAGTGTCCTGAATTGTAGTTTTAACCACAGGTTTAGCCGTTTGAGTTTTAGTCAGTGTAACTTTTGGTTTACTATATGATGCTGGTTTCGATGAAAATGACTTCGTTGATGTTGAATGATAAGACGAATGATGTGACGATGAACTTCTAGCCATTATTGTTCTCCTTTAATTTTTCGCTATAATAACTGCGCCAACCAACACGATTCCCAAAACAACCAATACTACCAACGTACTAATCCAAATAGGACTCAATACCCATAGCCATGACCATGCAATACAACCAAGTAGTTTAAGAGTTATAAATACAATAGTAAGCAATCCTACAAAACCAATTCCACCTGAACTTGTTGAACTTGATGTTTTAGACATTTTACTCTCCTTTTAATTTAAGTTTTATAATTACCCTACCAACCCATCTTATCATTTCGCCAATCCAGTGTCAACAAATTATCCCATATTCTTTTCAAAACATTTTACACAACACTTCTCTCCACAATTATATTCTCTCAAGTCATCAATATTAACTTGAATTTCACCACATACATCACAAACACCACGCAATATGTGTAATTCTTTTTGACTAAATGTATCAAGTGGATATTTAATTCCCCAATCTCTTTCCATTTCCATGAACTCAACTTTATTTGTTTTCGTGTCAATCAAACACCCAACTCCATCAAATGTACAGAATGAGCGAGTTGATTTTTGAGAGTCATCCCACATGTGATTAATGTGCCATCCTGCTTGTTTCATGTCATTGTAGAATTGTTTAGCGTTCATACTGCCTCCCTAATCATATCCGCATAAATCTCAATAGTATTAATCAATTCCTCATCCCACTTAGTAGCAATTGCACCTTTCCAATCCTTATTATAAGGCATAAGTCCATTGTCCATGAATAGAATTCCGTATGGATTATCCTTTAGATTCCGAGAATGGTCATCAACTACCAATCCTGTTAGGAAATCTTTGCCCATAGCAACCACACTATCAGTTTTAACAATCAAATGATAATCATCAAAATATTTATTAAAACCATTTGATTCCAAGAATTTAATTTTATTAATGGCATTATTTGGATGACAGATGCTACAAATTTGAAGCGAATATTTATTTGTTGATTTTAAATAGTCCAATACTTCAAATACTCCGGGTTTAATACTTACATAATTCCAAAAGTCATTGGAATTAAATGCTTCTTCAATCCAAGTTTCATATACATTTAAAACATCCAATCCGTTCCATTGTCGAATCACATCTGGAAGTTCTACTTTAAAATCATGGGAATATTTGCGTCTGATTGCGAGGTTTGAATTAATGATACAATCATCCATGTCAAATGTAATTAAAATTTTACTCACGCTTACCTCCAAGTACCCTATCACAAAATTCAATAGCCACCTTCTTCAAATCAACCAAATCTCCATAATTAATCACGGTGTAAGAAAATTTGTAATCGTCTAAAGCAGTTTCGCTTTCATGTTGTTGCTGTTCAAAAGTCAAATTAGACTCATAATTCGGACGAACAAGACGAACATCAATTACTTTATTACTACCAAAATTAGATTTAGGAAGCTCGCATTCGTTTGGGAATCTTGTATCTGGGACGATGAAATAATCAAATTCATCAAATAGAATTAGAATATCCTTACACATTCGATTTACATGGAAATTAACATCTCTCATTTCATTGCGAATTACATCTGTTCCAATTCGTTGGAGAACTGAACGCCAATAATCTGTTTTTTCTCCGTTCCATCCAAGATACTCTTTACATAATGATTTGATATGTCGTGCAAATGCTGTGATTACTACACGTTGATTTTGAGATTCTAGATATTCTTTGATGTAGTCTGCAAATTGATTTTTCCCACATCCCGCTTTTCCACTAATTAGAATTAGTTTTTTCACTTCCTACCTCCTTCAACACATCGTCTTTATTCAGCCCATATTTATTCAGCAAATATTGTGCAATCAAAACCATATTCTTATCATCTTGTTTCTGTTTCTTTTTGATGCCACGTTTGATTTTATTTTGTTGCTCTTTAAATTCCCATTCTCGGACAGTTTTAAACTCTGCGAAATCGTTGTCTTTAGGAATTGAAGCGCATTGATTTCCTTTTGCGTCTGGAAGTTTTACATACAAAAGTCCTTTGTCATAATCTTCATATAGAACTTCATACATAATTCCAACTTTATAATCTCCGATTTCTTTATTAAAAATTGCTACTGCGACACACATTCCTTTACCTCCATCCCTTCATCAACACCCTCACAACCCTCATTTTGCGCCTCAGACAAACTTTTAACTTCTTCTTGAACTTCCATACCACAATAACTGTATCTACTAAAATTAATACAAAACCATCTGAAATCCATAGGTGTTCGTGTTAGGTTTTCATTTTTATAAATACAATCTTTTTTATCGCATTCATTAATACATCTCGCTAACAAATTTCTTCTCCTTCATCTAATATTTCTTTATCTATTATATTTTACTCCTCCAACAATGTATCTCGTTAGCTTCATTGTCCACGCTAACTTTATTCCATTCCAATTGAGCTGTTTCAACCAGTTTAATCTTGTCTTTATGATTTGCAAATCTAATCACTTTCTCGGGAGATTTGTTATCAAATTTAGTTCCACTTTCAGATATCTGTTGGTTAACAGCGTCCTCAATATCATTCTTAATTCTCGCTGTATAAGTGGCATTATTAACACACGTCTCTTGACTCTTACAATTGCCTTGCACTTGTCCAATTTCATTCAGCAGAGCATTATTCTTCTTCAAATATTCATACAATGGTTTGATAGAACGATTCTCATTTTTAAGTGTGCGTCTTGATTGTGACATTTCACGGATTCCCACATAGAGTTTATAAGCTTTTTGTATATCCAACCTCGATGATTCGAGGAAATGGAGTAGGTCATTTCGTAACTTAGTTAATTGTTCAATCTGAGCTTCATTGGATTCATAACGTTTAATTACTTCGCGTAGTTGAGTCGATACTTCTTTACATACAAGTGAACCTTGAATCAATTTTATCCCTCCTATCTTAAACTAAATCCCAAAAATCTCTCAGCTTCTTCCTCAGAATAAAACTTACCACTTTAGCCTTAAAAATCAATTTCATATCCTCAATAGCTTCGGCACAATTTTCATGTGGTCTACCGAGTAAATATTTTGTATTCATGGTCTGTACATATGAAAAATCTTCAGCAATTTCCTGAATCAAACTTGTAATAATCCTATGACCATCTTGATATTCGGTTGTGGTAGGATTATATCTTTCATCGTCATAAATGTTTCCATAAGCAACTTGTCCATCATGAACATCTTGAATCCACCAATTTTCAAGTCTACTCATTATTCATCCTCCATTTTAATTAATTTACAACCCACAGGAATTTTAAAGAAATCAATTCGAATACTTTCATCTGCATTGCATCTCAATGTGTCATAGCAAATTGGACAATCAAAACAAGATGTAATTAATTCATCATGTTCAAATTCAATTTTGTATTTTAATTTCAACACCTCCCACCATAAACATCCTTAAATAACTTCCATCCCATACCATCACAAATCTGAGTATACACTATTTTATACCCACTAGCAATCATTTGCTTCTTAGAAGGCCAATCTTGAAGTTGTAATTTATCCATGCATTCAAGCAGTGAATTAATCCAGCCCTCTTCTTGTTCTCGAAGTCTAATTCCAAGTTCTGCGAGTGAATATTCCGTATTATTTGCTTGAATGAACATTTTATTTATCTCCTCCATTTTATATTATCGGATTCTCACTCTCGGTGGCAATTAATCCGGTTAGTTGTTATTCAAATCCCTATAAGTCTTCAATCATTATATCTAAATTTGTCTTTTGTTCTCCGAATAATTCCATCTCTTTATTGATTCTTGCTTCAACCGCATCGTTAATATTATCATATCTTCCAATTTGAATCCATTTTTTATTTTTTCTTATTGTGGCTCTCCATTTGTTGCGCGATTCATCATAACATACTCCAACATATCCACTATTATTATTAGATTGCATTCTCTTTTTTCCTATAGCTTGATTTTCGGCATTAGTTATCCATTGACAATTCTCTGGGCAATAATTTCCGTCATTATCAATCCTATCAATGTGTAAACCTTTTTTATATCCGTTGTTTTCCGACCACTCAATAAAATTAGTTATATCCATCCATTGCTCACAAATTGTAATTCCACGCCCTCCATAATGTTTATAACTTTTGTCTTTAATATTTAAACATCTTCCCATTATACCAATCCAGTTTGAATATATCGCATGTTGTGATTTTCCATGTGTGATAGACCAATCTTGTTGGGCACAACCACAAGATTGGGTTGTGCCTTTTAATACATTATTTTTATTAATCAATACATTTTTATTTCCACAATCACAATCAAAGTACCAATATGTTCTTTTTTGATTTTTTATTACATATTCATTTGTTGCTGTCAACTTGCCATATTTATTTCCTGAAATATTAATTACTGGTCTACCCATATATACACTCCTTTTATTCAAAACAGTTCCATTCGATTATCAATCAAATCTTTATCAATTAATCCAAAGTATTTTAACGTGATGGCTGGGTTTGAGTGTCCTGCCAACCGAGAAACATAGGCAATAGACTTTCCGCCCATAAGCATTGCAGTTACTCCTCCATGTCTCGTTGCATGAAGTGACAATTCCTCACAACCCACTTCTTCATAAAATGCTTTCATAACATTCACTACAGTTGTTCTACAAACTCGTGTTCCATCTCTTGAGGTAAATAATGCATGAGGATGTGACTTTCTTTCGTTTTCAATATAGTTTTTAATATCTGCTAACACTGAGTCTGGAATTGGAAACTTTCTACTCTTATCACGCTTGGATTTCTTAATGTACATTACGCCCATTTCAAAATCAATATCTTCCAAGTTGAGTTTTCGTAATTCACTCTCGCGAAGCAAACAACCCATCAATGTACTTGCAATTGCGATATTCCTGAGCCGATTATGGGATATATTATCGTTTATTGCGACTTGTTTGATACTGCTCATTTGTTCCACAGTAAGATGTTTTAGTGTTACAGAATCATCCTTTTCTGGAATCTCGATATTTTCAATCGGGTCGTCAAAACGCAACTTAGCTTTGACTCGCATCCACCAGAAAAATTTGCTGTACGTGCTTCTGCGCCTACAAAATGTTGAGCAGGATGGCGATTGATTCAGATATTCTTCAATTTGTTCTTCGGTGATAGTGAGAGGAGATGCTTTTACAAATTCAAAAAGATAACTTAAATCCTGAATATATGCAAGTGCGGTGTTTTCAGCTACAGGTTTCTTTTTAGTTGTTAGATATTGAATAAAACTTTTAGCTTCTTTCGGCAAAATATAAACTTTAGCCATCAATCTCACCTCCATATGTACTGTTGACTTGGTATACTTTGATTGTACACCAAGTCAACTTGATTTGCAAGGGGTTATTTTTCAATATAATATTTATGAATGCCATCTTCAAACAAAAACTTCAAATGATTTCTAAAAAACGATGAATCACAGTTGTATGTTTTGAAATACGTTGCATTATGAACGTGCGGATTCTCCAATACTTCATTAACAGCTTGAATTGTCTCTTTTGTAATTTCTACTTTATAATATCTCTTATCGCTTAGAGGTGAAAATTGCCATACCTTGCCTCTGTGCATAAAAATTATATCCTTCAGTGTGCACGGATAGTTTCCCGGCTCTTTAAGTCTGTTAATAATACACTGTGCCACATTTTTCTTTTGTTCTAAATTTCCACCAGTTGCTTCAGCTTCAACCATACGAATCAAAATTTGATAATCTTCATAGGGTATATGATATTCAAATTGATTGCCACCACGACTAATCTTCAGAGACACATCTCCAGATCCCTGTGATTGGATTACAGCGACTTTTTTATCATCCTTGACGGGAATATCAAAGAGTGATTTCTTAATGTCTGAGACACGCATAAGTGGTTTAAAATGTGGGTCAATTTTGTGATGTTTAATTGGGTGAATGAGAATACATAAAGCAATGACTATCATTGCTAATACAATTTTTGGCTCCATAATTTCTCCTTAGTTGTACTGTCGATGACAGTCAAATTTAGTTTTAGTTATCTTTGTCAATCTAA